TTATTTATTGGTGATTTGCACCCTCAACAGCGAAGCGTCAATCCCAATTGTATTAAACTCATTTAGCCAGAATTCCTGGATTGGCCGAACCTTTTCTCTAATTTGTTTTACTTCAATTAGTTTTAACGCACCGTTTTTAACCAGCCACAAATCAGGATAGCCGACCCGATAACGGTAGTTATTTAAGAAATTGTAGTAAAGGATTAATTTTAGCATAGCAATCGGAATATCATCAACCCAGGGAAGTATATGTTCCGGTGTTCGATTGCATATCGCAAAAAGATAGGGTATTTGACTTCGCCGTCCGATTAAACGTTCATAGTTTTTTACAATAAGTTCTTTGGCTTTTTCGGTTGTTAATTCTGAGATAAATGTATCGATTTTTTCTTTGAACATCTGATATTCAATTCCAAAGCCAAAATACATAAATTCACCATTGGCTTTAAGTACATCGAAAGAATACGCAATGCTTAATGGCACAACTGTAATTCGTTCTAACAGTTTCAATTCTGATTCGTCCAAATGATCGAGTAGTTCGGAATAATCGAAAATGGTCGCCTCTTTATCATATTTATTCCAATCCGGGATGCGATAAAGGAAATCAAATCCTAAAAGAATAAATATACAAGAGGGAAGGGTGTTTTCGAAATGCCCACCGCTATATCCCTGCTTATAATAACGGACAGCGACGCCCTCTTCGATTTTTTTATAAGATGGATATTCTTGTATTTCTATTGTTTCAACCGGATAGCCCGTCGGGATCTTACTCTCCATAAACGATTACGGTAAACTTAGCATAGATACTAAGGATGTTTTCACTGTGATAGTCAATATGGTGAATCTTTGTAATTCCACCAGCCTTCATGGCTGCCGATATACTGGCGTCTCCACGAGCAATCAATCCAAGGATCGATTCGCAGGATGCAGTTCCGACCTTAGAATATTCGATATTACTTGTTACTGCCATTGGTCCCCGTACGTCAGTCTGTAAAAAACCGGTAACCGGCGAGGTTGCCATAGCCGCGCCACAGGCGGAAAGCAGGCAAATACACACAAAAAGAATAACTACCAATAATAGTTTCTTAGACATAATCATATCGCTCCTTTCCATTGTTTTTTGAAATTAGAACGCCGTGCGCTTCCGTTTTTATTTCACCTGTGATTTTTTTGCCAGATCTCGAATAGCATCGATAGCGCGGAGGTTTCTAAAAATTTCCGCAATTTCATTTTCACTTCGTCCGAACACCACTCCCGCATCGTAAAAACATTGTTTTAACTCGTCAAGACTATTAATACCAAGAGCGCCCAAATACTCTTTGATTTTAACCGCCTCTTCGACCTCAATCGGATCGCCCCTGATTGGCGTAGTTTCAGGCTTCTTATAGAACTGGGGCTCCCCGCGTTCATACTTCAATTCGTAACCGAAAGCATCAGCAAGGGCTTTGAGAGTAGAGGGGTAAATGTTTTTAAAATCAGAATTTTTTTTCCTAAGCCTTGTAATAGTAGGCTGAGACAACTGGCACTTATCGGCAATTTGCGGATCACTAAATCCTTGATTGCGTAATTCTTTAAATAATTCAACCAGATTCATCTATATAAAAGTAACTGTTTTATTGATATAAAAAACTATTTAGTGTAAAAATTTATAAAAATTTATCTTGACAAGATATTTATTGTTGATTATATTTGATTGTAGTTGACTATTAATCGTGAATTTGAAAAAGAGAGGTGAGAAATGACGAAACAAGAAATTGCCGATGCTCTTCGAACGAAGGCAAACGAAATAACGACTTTATGCCAGCAAGCCAATGAAGCAGGGCTTAAGGTTCAAGTTATCGCAAACACAACTCCGGTGCCTGCTTTTGAGGATGTTTTTGTGCCGGAAGTTAAGATTAACGTTTACGAAATACTACCATGGTAATTCGAAATCTTCGGTTTCGGATTTGTCAGGCTTTTCATACTGAGGATATTCTCCGACAATTCGGTATCGGTTTGAAAGAATTTGATAATTCGTTTCAATCTTATTGCGGGTTTTTTTTAAGACCAATTCCTTGGTTTTTTTTGTTTCTTTCGCAAACACCGGTATTTGCATGGCAAGGAGAGTATCAATTTTCGCCATTAGTTCAATTTGAAAGCGAAAGATTTGATTTATGATTGCCTCATCCGAACCTTTGATTTCAGTAGTTGTGTTAATGAGTTTATTATCCAAAGTGTCCTCCGTTGATAGAGTTAGTGGTTTTACATACGCTAAAACTTATGCAGTGGAAAGCGCTGTGGCAACAGTTGACTATTAATCGTGAATTTGAAAGGTGAAGGTGGAGAAGATATGACAAACAATGAATTTGACATTAAGAACAAAGTAGCGATGATAGCGCAAAAGCACTGTCACGAAATCTGTGTCGAGATGCTGGGGACTGATCTTTATCCCTGTGTAATGTTAGACGCAGACAAGCTGTACCCCGGTCTCCGCGATCTTATGATTGCCTCAGTAGTCGTGGATGAAGAAGGAGAACCGAAGAAAGGTAAGTTTAACTTTCGGGCTTCGGTTTCTAAATAGGACTGTCAGATGTCTTTCAGTTTAATATCCAGTTCGTTTAGAATTTTGCAATACAATCCGACGAGATCAGTAATTGATTGTTTGTCGACTTCTGATTCATTGAAGGGAACAGGGGCAATCAAACATTTCAAAAGCCCCAAAGCAATTTCTTTTTTGTCCATAAAAGGCCTCCTGTGTTTAGGGTTATTGTTTCATCGCTTTAATCTAATGCGCGGAGGCCTCTTTACCAATAATCTCAAGATGGAGTATTAATATGGAAGGTGTAAAAACTATTGCAATTACTCCCGAAGTACATGCCAAGGTCGTTGACCATTGCAAAAACCGCCGGGTAAAACTCCCGATCGGTGACTGGACGGCTGAGGCTATCCTTGAAAAGATCGAGCGGGAAACGCCGAAGGAAGAGCCGGTATGCCAGAATTAGACGTCCAGGAAAAGGACCTTAAAAACGAGGCGATGCGGATGGCTACGCTGATATTCAGCGATGAAATTGACCTTATGTCTGATATTAGAGAACGCGTTGATATTGAGGAATTATATCAGTCAATATTAGCTCTATTTAAACAATCGATTCCTTTTACACCTGACGATCCGGCTATTCAACCTGTGAATAAAAGGCAAAAAGAGTATGTATCACACGAATAAGCGTTTTTTGCTTTCTTTAGAAAGAACATCGAAGATTTTAAAATATTCTTCGACGATCTTAACCGGACGTTTGTTATCTACAGGAAGTTTATCATTATCGAGCATTGCTTCCGTTAATCTCAGTGCTATTTCGTCAAGTTGCATAAAGCCTCCGCTGTTAATTGTTAGAAATCATAACCGCAGAAATCTACAACCGGCGGGGGCTTTTTTCAATATATCAGATTTCAAGGGTAATTCATGCAAGAAAGCCTGTTTCATCAATCGCCAGCCGGCTTAGTTCCGAATATTCCGGGACCTGATCCGTATGCGCATCAGAAAAGTCGTATAAACGCGACCAAGGCTGTGCATTACGAGGTTCATATTTCCTCGGAGAAGGGCAAGAGACAGGTCGATCTGGTGTTTGACGCCCTGATGTCACACCCCGACTCCACTGATCGGGAATTAAAGGCCGTAATAGAAGGGTGGGGGCACAAAATTGAAATTTCGGCTCTTCCGGCCCGGCGAGCAGATATTCCAGAATTCTTTCCGGGATGGATAGTTGAAAGTCCTGGCAAGAAGATATGTTCGGTGATGAAAACGATGAAATGCGCCTGGCGGTTAGTAAGAACTCCGTCCGGTCAGCTACAATAACCAGACGGAGGGAAGGGTAATTCATGCAAGTAATATTTACGAATCACCAAACCAATACGCACTCTAAATATTAAGGTGGAATTAGAGCCATGGATCCGTTTGCACACGAATTATACAATCAGATTTCAGTATTAAAGAAAATCGATCCGCAGAAATTGGCGAATCATATCGGGACGTCGGTTGATACGATTTACCGTTATGATCGGAATGATATTAAAACGCCATTATTCCGGGCGCGCCAGATTGTTGTCGCTACTGAGGAAATTGCCTTAGCCCGGGCGATGCTGGATGGGACGCCGTTTATTCCAGTTGAAAAACCAGACGGTGAAATAGCTCCGGGAACGATCGATAAAGACCAGATCATTGTTTTATTAGCCGCGTCCGATGCGGTTAAGACCATTCAGACCGCCCTTGATGATGGCCGGATCAGTGTCGCCGAGGGGGAGATGATCAGCAAGGCGCTCGATGATCTTCTGAGCAAAATAACGGCTTTAAGGTTAAAAATCGAGAAGGTTAAATGATTGTCAGCCTGTTTGTCCGGTTAATGATATTCTACATTCTGGAAGGAATCTGCCTGCATTTCGCTACCATCTTCGAAAACGCCAGGCTGATGTTCGATACTCAGTTTGGCAGGTTTGATCTGTATATCATATTTGGTAGCCTGCTGATAGCATTATTTCTGACAGGCTGGACGCTTATTAATGATATAATTATATCTCTCACCGCTCCGGGTTGCTGTAATACCCTTCATGGTACAAACCACGTTCAAAAAACCCAAAATCCCGGGGCGGTTCCCTCAATAACTAATATTAAACATAGAAAGGAGAATTTATGCCGACGACATTTGTTGATTTGATTCCATCGGGTAATCTGCCCGGGAATCCTGCTCTGGATATACTGCAGTTCAATCAGAATATAATTAAGGCGTTCGAAGCGCAAAAGCCGAGACCTAAAACTATCATTCTGACCAGAGACGAGTTAAAAGAGATACTGCAGAACGTAGGCGATGAGCTGGTTGCGCGGTTATTTCCAAAGAACAATAAGGGAGAGTTCGTTTGTAATGACTGCGGAAAGCCGGTTTTTATCGCTCAATTCACACAGGAGTCGGTTGTCAATGAATCGGTTAATGAGGTGATGTATGAAAGGAATTTATAAGACTTACAAGGCCGGTTATTTCGGGTGGATATTCCTGATCCTGTTTGTGCTTTATTTCTTATTTCACCCGAACACGAGGCGAATACTGAAAACCCGCCCAATATACCAGGAAGAGCGGGTTTCAGCGTCGAGTCACGAGTACATGATTATCGACGGAGGTAAATTATGCAAAATGAAGTAACAAGTCAACATCCTGCTAATGCGGTGCCGGTTGCTACGTCAATTCCTAAAACGAGAATGTCAATCGAGGAATGGCGTGAAAGCCGGAAACACGGAATTGGTTCTTCCGATTGCGCGGCGGTTTTAGGGTTGGATAATTACAAAACTCCACTGGATGTTTATCTGGATAAAATCGGTGAAGCTCCGGTTCAGGAAGAAAATCTGAAAATGCGATTCGGTCTGGAAGCCGAGCCGATCGTTGCCCGGATGTTTGAGCAAAAGACCGGCCTTACCGTTCGCAATGATTTCAAGATCCGGATTCATCCGGTTTATCCTTTTCTGATTGCCAATCTGGACCGGACAGTTATAAGCAATAATGGCCGCGGCGTTGGAATACTGGAGATAAAGACGACCAGCGAAGCCTATCAAAAGACGTGGGAAGATGAAGTTCCGGTCGGATATTACCTGCAGATCCAGCATCAGATGATGGTTACCGGTTACAGTTATGGATACTTCGCGATCCTATTTTTCGGCTTTACCGGTGTCAAGGATTTTCAGGTTGTTGAAGTCAAACGGGATGATAATTTTATCAAAAACACCTTGCTACCCCGGTTAATCGATTTCTGGATGATGAACGTCCAGACACGTGTACCGCCGGAACCGGCTAATCTCAATGACTTGAAAGTACTCTATCCGAGGACGACGACCGGGAAGGAAGTCGAAGCCCGGGCTGAATTGCTCGATACTGTCAACCGGTTAAGAGAGGTTAAAGAGACGATCTCGCCTATGGAAGAAGAAAAAGAAAAACTGGAAGAACAGGTCAGGATAGCTTTTCTGGATGCTGAAATATTAACGCATCAGGGCGTCATGATTGCGACCTACAAACAGTCGAAAGACACCCTGAAATTCAATCAGAAACAATTCGAGACCGAGAATCCGGAATTAGCCCAGCGCTATTATTCGATTGTTCCGGGTTCTCGCAGGTTATTAATCAAGTAAAAAAGAAAGGAGAACGTGTTATGACGACACAACCAAAAGACAAAACCCCGAAAGAAAGCACCAGGGAATCGATGCAGAAATCTCTGGCGAAATCGAGGGGAAGCGGTGGAACGATGAAAGCATTGAACAGTGATGATTTCAACGCAATTTTCAATTATTACAAACCGCAGATCGCTCAGGCGTTACCCAAGCATCTGACGCCGGAGCGAATCATCCAGCAGGCGGTCACGATGGCCAGCCGGATGCCGGAATTAAAAGAATGCACACCGGAGAGTTTCATCGGTGCAACCATGCAGGCCTCGATCCTGGGATTCCAGCCGGTGAATGCGCTGGGACAGTGTTATTTCATTCCGTACAACAATAAAAAGGTCGGAAGGAAAGAGGTACAGTTCCAGATCGGTTACAGAGGCATGCTTGATCTGGCCCGGCGATCCGGAGAGATTCAGACCATTTATGCCCAGGTGGTCTATGAAAACGATGAGTTTAATTACGAATTCGGACTAAATCCGATATTAAAACACGTTCCGGCGCTGGGAGAGCGTGGAGAATTCAAGTACGTTTATGCGGTAGTCAAATTAGTCAATGGCGGATATGCTTTTGACGTAATGAGTAAGGCTGATGTTGAGAAGATACGGAAACGTTCTCAGAGCCAGCAACAATATATCAGTGGCAAACCAATCCCGTCAGATAAACCACTTGGTATCTGGGCTACCGATTATGATCCGATGGCAAAGAAAACCGTTTTACGTCGGGTTTTGAACTACTGTCCGCTTTCGGTGGATGTACTGAGTAAAGTTCAATCGGATGGCGGTACGATCAAACCGGAAGATTTCCATAGCGGATCGGGTGATCTGAATCTTGACGGCATCAGTTTCGCTGATTTCGAAACGCCTACGGAAGAATCCAAACCGCCTGCCCACCTGAATGACGAAGTCGGGCAGGCAGAACAGCCGGAAACTCAGACTGAATCCGAGCAATCACCGACCGAACAACCAGGAGAGGATTTATTTCCGGAAGGTTCTAAGAAGTGATAATTGTTTCCTCCGTTGTTAGAAGTATAGTTAAACCGGGGCGGGTATCTCCCCGCCCCACAACCCTTCTGTTATATGGCTGGTAAACTTCCTTACATGCAGTTTTATCCGGGAGATTGGTTAAAAGACCCGAACATTGCGATGTGTTCTCCCGTTACCCGCGGCATCTGGTTCGACTTCCTTTGTGCTATGCACGAGTCTGATCGTAGTGGTCAGATCACCGGCACGCGCGAGCAATTAGCCCGTGTCGGTCGTTGCACTACTGTTGAACTTGACCATGCACTTAGCGAGCTAAAATCCACGTGCGCGGCAGATGTAACGATTCGTAACGAAATTGTAACGGTTGTGAATCGTAGAATGCATAGGGAGTTTAAAACCCGTGAAAATACACGGGGAAGGGTGGTTAAGTATCGTAAAAAACATCCTCAAGATTCCGATTGTAACGTTCCTGTAACAAAGGATATTCATATTCATATTCAGAATACAGAAAAAAATGTTACGGGAGAGTTACACGAAAAGGGTATAGAAAGTGCCAGCCCTAAACCTTCTGCCACCCCCTCTCCAAAATTTTTATCTCAATTCGAATCTGAATTTCCACTGGTTGATCACGTCAAAGAGTTTCGGAAATGCCAGAATTATTATAATGCGAGAAATACGCAGATCACCGACTGGTCTTCGCTTTACAGTAGCTGGTTACAGAAGGATTTTCCTAAAGCGATGAAACCAGTGCCGAAAAAACCACCAGTCGAGTTTCCTCCGGAATCCGAACAGGCAACACCGGAGAAAATCCACATGGAAATTGCGAAAGCGAGAAAGATGTTAATCCAAAAATCAGCAAAGGTTAATTGATTTATGACTAAAGATTTACACAAAGAAGTACCGTGGTATAAACAGAAAACGATCCACCTCGTAAGAGTTTTTAGAGGTGCGAGGTATATCAATTCCGCACGTCAGGTAAGAAAAAAAATCTGCCGGGAATACGGAATAACGAATAAGAGACTGCATCGGCTAATTAAACAATCCCGCCGGACCGGAATTCCATTGTCCGATTTACTTCAAGCGTAAGTGAGCATTTATCCCGATATGAGATACAAAAAGACAGAACACAGACGTTGGATAGCAGGTAGGAAGAAAGAGTATGAAGCTCAATTAAAAGCAAAGGGAATTATTAAATCAACCGAGAAAATTATCTGGAAGCGTGAGGACGTCTATATCGCATCCATAGAACGGGATGGAGAAACCTTAGAACTGGCAAGATTTTACCGGTGGAAAAAGTAAACAATAAAATAAAGACAATTGATATTGAGATAGCGGTCGCGGAAATGTACGATTGGCGACAGAATATAATCGTTACTAATGTTGATTGGGGCATTGCTCTCGGCCATGAATGTGATTTGCTGATAGTACGACCCAAATCCGGCTATACTGTTGAGGTTGAAATAAAAGTATCAATGTCAGATTTGAAGGCTGATTTTAAAAAACTGCACGATCATTACAGCCAAAAAATAAAGGAACTGTACTTTGCTGTTCCGGAAGATTTGTACGAAAAGGTTGTTAATATCATTCCCGACTATGCTGGCATTATAACCTGTGGATTACGACAACATCGAAGATGGCAACATTCATACCCGGAACATTTACAGGAATGGTGGCAGATTGACGCTGAGGTCAGGCGGAAAGCCAAACAGAATGAGAACAGAAGGCCATTAACGCCAGAAGAAATCCTTCATCTCTCACATTTGGGAACAATGCGAATTTGGAACCTGAAAAAAAAACTAAGAAAAATTCAAAATAACCAAAACGGAAACAGTTAAATCTTTTCGATAAGAAGGAGTAACGATGAACAGAACCGATGTAAGAGCGAAAGCGGAAATAGACGGAATGAATGCCGAAAATCGTCAACGTGAAATGGGGGGCGCGTCACCAACTTACGTTAAAGAACATTTCGACGCAGTAATAAACGACAATGGTCTTAACCCCAATAGTGTAATTCATGCACTTTACCAAAATGTATAGAATGTATAGTAGGAATAAATCCGATCGCGGACACGGTCTCGAACAAGCGGTAGAGCATTATCTCCAACTCCGGAAGATCATGTTTGTCCGGATTGAGAATTATCGCTGTTTCAAATGCGGTCAGGTGCAGAACTCAAAAGCGAACGGTTTCCCTGATTTCTTTTGCTATTTCCCATGCGTTGTCGCGATCGAATGTAAAACCGGTTCTGGGCGGCTTTCTCAAATTCAGAGGGTTGTTATGAATGCCATGCGCGAAACAGGGATAGATTATGTTTTAGTCCGTGACAATATAGATGAACTGTTAAAGTATTTTGGAGAGAGATAAATGCAAGAAGAATTAAAGACAATGCAGGTTTTAGGTGTCCTAATCGAAGAGAAGGAAGGAAAAGTAACGCACTATTATATGGACTGGTAACTGGCGCCAGAAATTATGGAAAGAAAAGAAACTCAATGCAAACTTGCCGATATTCTTCATATTATCGTTCGAGGTATAGACCGGAAGATCGGGGCGAAATGGTTAAGTGATAAATCAAAGGGCTAATCATGCTAAAATTCACAGAGATTACAGAAATTTCTAAGCGAGATCTCGTCACGTTGACCGATTCGCAATTGCGGAACATTGAAATTCGTGCGTTCTGGGCGGGATTGAATTGCTCAACCAAAAAGTACACCGAAAAGATACTAATTATTGCCGAAATCTATAATATATCACCAGACACCGTAAAGAATATCGTGCCGGGAACTGTCAGTGTCAACGTATCGCATATGAGTCGCGCTAAACATGAAGAAAATTATGAATGACGAACAAAAACCGATGCAAGAAAAGATCAAAACAAGAAACGGAATAAAACACCAAAGCTCATTCGGTCAGCATGAGCATTTGGTTAGCCCGCACGCCCGTTTTACAAGACAATGGGCTATGCCGAACAAACATACATTTTTGATTAAACCGATAGGGAACTTAATACGCAGATACGTTGGAAATGGTCTTGGTTGGATTGATGCGTTTGCTGGTGAAAATTCCCCTGCGGAAACAAAGAATGATTTGAACCCAGAGAAACCAACAGAGTATCACTTGGACGCGCTGGAGTTTTTAAGAAGCATAAAAGATGAAAGTGCGATAGGTGTTATTTACGATCCGCCGTATTCAATGACACAGGCGAAAGAATGCTACGACAAATTTGGTTCAGATAAATTTGAGCCAACCTCATATTAAATAATTAATTAAAAATAAAATGCCAAAACTACTTAACATATCAAATCAACAGACCTCGAATGAGGTCGCATTGATTTGCTGGTTAGAAAGATTTTGGCGAGAAAAGGAGAAATGAAATGAATTTATTTTGTAGTTGTGGCGGTGGAAACTTGGGAGCCAATCACATTTTAGGTGAAGAAAAATGTTATAGAAAATTAGCAGTGGGAAATTTAATACCAACAAATTTTAGAATTGATGAGCGAGGCTTCAAGGTATGCGATGTGAATGAATATACAATTACTGAATATACTCTTAGGCATCAAAGATTATATCATCAGCACGAAACCGGAGAATGGAGTTTACCAAAGGACGAAAGCTCAATCAATTCTTTGCCAGATGAAACTTAGCCAAAATTCTTTATAACGTATAGCTGAGCGACGCCCGTCTTGAACTATTGGATTTGTGTGTACAAATGAAAGTCAGGATAGACATACGAATTGATGAAGCAAGATTGACTGAAATAAGTAGTAAAACCACTCCCTTTCTCGTCGATCTCATACTCTGATTTACTCCCTGTATTTTAGGGTAAACTTTTACAAATGCGGATGCTACTTTAATTACATGATGAATATTACTTATAAAAAACCGTCCGAATTAAAGCCCTATCCAAACAATCCGAGATTGAACGAAAAAGCTGTTGATAAAGTCGCAAGATCGATCTCAGAATTCGGTTTCCGACAGCCGATTGTAGTCGACAAAGATAGCATGATCATTGTCGGTCATACCCGCTGGAAGGCCGCTCTCAAACTTAATCTTGAAAACGTTCCGGTACACGTTGCAAATGATCTTACCCCCGAGCAAATCAAAGCCTATCGAATTGCCGATAATAAACTCGCTGAACTTGCATCATGGGATAATGACCTCTTGTCGGGAGAACTATTCGAATTGCGCAGCCTCGACTTTGACCTCGACATGTTGGGTTTTTCAAATGAAGAGTTGGAAAAGGTGCTTGGGACGATGGGACCGGAAGGATTAACCGATCCTGATGTTGTCCCTGAACCTCCGGACGAACCGATAACCAAACAGGGTAATTTATGGGCGCTCGGCAATCATCGTTTGCTATGCGGCGATTCAAGTAAACCTCACGATGTGGATCGTTTATTGGGTGGCGTTACAATTCACATGGTTAACACTGATCCGCCCTATAATGTTGGTGTTGCTCCAAGGTCGAACAACGCCATAGCCCTTGCCAGAAAGTTGGGCAATTTTACAGGACAACAGGGCATGGATGCGGTTATTCGAGGTAAAGTGAAGGCGACTTCTAAAAAACTGAGACCAAAGGACCGCCCGCTGGTTAACGATTTTCTTTCAGACGAAGAGTTCGAAAAACTCTTATTAACATGGTTCGGGAATATTTCCCGAGTCTTAAAACCGGGTGGTTCTTTTTACATCTGGGGAGGGTTCGCTAATACAAAGAATTATCGAATTGCTCTTGAAGAATGTAATCTCCATTTCTCGCAAACAATCATCTGGGTAAAAGAACATCCGGTGCTAACCCGCAAAGATTTTCTCTGTAACCACGAATGGTGTTTCTATGGATGGAAAGAGGGGGCAGGTCATTACTTCACTCCTGAAATCAACAACGCAACCGACGTTTGGAATGTTAAAAGCATGAATAGTCAAGATAAGGTACATCTCACAGAAAAACCTGTCGAACTTGCTGTCCGCGCGATGACGTATAGTAGTAAACAAGGTGAAAATATCCTCGATTTATTCTGCGGCTCTGGAAGCACCCTTATCGCCGCAGAGAAAACCGGTCGCCACGCGTTTTTGATGGAACTGGATGCTCTTTATTGCGATGTGGTTATAAAACGATGGGAGGATTTTACGGGAGGGAAAGCAAAATTAATCGATGCCTAAGACCGGTCGACCAAGTACTCCAATTGACCTTAATATTGCCGAAAAACTCGGGCAATTGCAGTGTACTTACGCAGAATGCGCAACCTTCCTAAACATTCCAGAGGGAACATTGAAACGGAGAAAGGACTTTCGAACCGCATATAAAAAGGGGTTTGAGAGTGGCAAAATATCAATTCGGCGGGCTCAATTCCGGCTAATGGAGAAAAATACGGCTATGGCGATTTGGCTTGGAAAACAGTATCTTGGTCAGAAAGAACAAGGCCTGAGTGTAACAGATAGCGATCCAATTACCGGCGCAGACTGGATAGAACTGCAATGAAGATTCGCATTAATAAAGGCGACTATTCACCCCAGCAGTGGAAATTTCTACATGGCGCCGCGACTGTAAAAGGCTTTGTCGGCGGTATGGGATCGGGCAAGACATATATCTTTTTGCGTGAGACACTATTGAACCACCTTTTCCGCAAAAACAAGCGGGGGTTTTCGAACGGTTGGATCATTTACCCGACTCTCGATCTGGCAGAAGAATTGTTCGTATCGCCTTTTTGTGAAATGCTGGATCGTCTGAAAATACCTTACATCTACAACGTTTCTAAACATCGGTTCGAATCACAATATGGCAAGATTAAAATCTACCAGATGGTCAAGCCGCAGATGATCGTCGGATCGGAATTGACCTATGTCGGATTTGATGAATTCGATGTAGCGTCATGGCGTAACTGCGAAACGGCTTTCCTAAAGGCTCTGGGACGTTTACGCGGTTCCGGGAATGTCGTCTTGTACATCGTTACCACTCCTGAAGGTTTGCATTATACCTACAAGATTTTCGTCACAGATAATCCGAAAAACGAACGCTTATTAGTTAAAGCCAAAACCAAAGACAATCCGCACCTTGATCCAGAATACATTAAGATGCTTGAGGCCAACTACCCGCCGCGGCTCTTAGAAGCGTACCTTAACGGCGAATTCGTCAACCTTACGCAGGGCATTCTTTATTACAATTTCGAGCGCGCTAAACAGGCTGGCAAGAAACTTTCCATCAATCCGCAGGCTGAATTATATCTGACCTGTGATTTCAACAAGGCTCCGATGGAGTGGCTGGTAGCACAGAGAGAAGGCAATATAATTAAATTCGTCGCCCCGATCAGTATAAAGTACGACGCTAAGACCAAACAGGCGGCTGAAATGTTCTGCCAGATGTTTAGGAATCATGGTTTAAAGAAAGTAATCGTAACCGGTGATGCATCGGGACAGTGGGAGAGTTCACGTGATTATTCCAGTGATTACCAGATAATTAAAGAAGTCCTGGAATTGAACAGTTGGCAGATCCTATTTAAAGTACCGACACACAATCCCAGCATTAATAACCGTGTAAACCTAACGACTACGCTGATTCATAAAGACCGGCTATTGATAGATGAATCGTGTCTGTCTCTGATTCTTGATTATGAGCATGTCGTAGGTGACGGCAAGGGTGGCAAGGATAAAAGCAATGTCACACTGACACACGCGTCCGATGCGGCTGATTATTTAATCAATATTCTCTATGCAAATGAATTTAACAGACTAAGAGTAAGGCAGGTGTAACATGGGAGTAAACTTAAAAGAAGGCTATCAAATCACACAGGCGGCACTGGCGAATGTTTTGAGAAACTCGCCGGAACAACGCGCATATTTGCGGGACATTTTCTATTACCGAAAAAGTGCCGAGATCCGCAAGGTGTTAATGAGTGACATGAAACTCTATGACTGCGACACGGCCGACTTGAGCCGAATGAAACCGGCATTAATTCACTTTCTTCCGGAATTCATTGAGAAAGTATGTACACTATATGACAAACCACCGATCTTTGAGTTTGGAGAAAAAACCGGGAACGATCAGCAAAAACTGCTGGATTTACTGTCAGAGGTCAGGATCAACAATTTCTTTCCGAATAACTTCAATCTGACACGCCTGCACGGGACGATTCTGGCCAACGTACGCTATCATGCGCGAACGAATAAGATTTATCTGGAATCGCAATTCAACCAAAGCAACACGATTGTTCAACCCTACCCTGATTACTACCCGGAGCCGGCAATCGTGGCTTATAAAGTTGGTAAGTTGTTCTATATCTGGGATCGCGAGCATCAGGAGCATTACTATCTCAAACAGGAACCGAAGTTCGAGAAAGATAAGATCGGAATCACCAACAAAGAGAAATATCCGATAGAAGGCAATACCGACTTGAAAGCACCTCCTTACTTTCCATTCATTACCTACCGTTACCGTGACACCGGTGAGTTTTGGAGTGAGGGTTTTGACGAATTGGTTGACATTGCCCGACTGGTTAATCTGCTTTATACCGTTACCGGTGATGACGCTATTCAGGAAACGATCCGCCTACTGATCCTGAATTTCAATCCGACCGGCGTCGAAGGCGAAAACAACCAATTAAAAACCGGTTTAAAACACCCGTTATTTGTGGAAAGCAATGTACTCAATCAAGGCGCGACCCCGAACGCTCAACTGGTCGAAGCAACCCTATACGTCGATTCGATTGTTAAATTAATTGAGGACATCACCGATCGGGTTGCCAATATTCACGGAATCTCCAACGTGATCAAAAAAGAGGTCGAAAGCGATCTGTCCGGAATTGCCATCCGGTTGAAGATGCAACCTACCTTAGACCGGCACAAGAAAGACCAGAACGTCATGAAGTATCCGGATTTGGATTTAATCAAGACCATTGTGGCCGTGAATAACTATCATCGGTCAGATAAAAAGGTTGATGAAAGCGTACTGAAAGACCTGCAGATCAATTATCAAAACCTGGAGATTATCATTGACGAGTCGGAAGAGCTGGCAACCGAACAGGCTAAGTGGGAAGCGGGAGTAGGTAATCCGCTTGAATATGTCATGAGGAAAAATCCTAACCTCACAGTCGAAGAGGCTAAGAAATACATTCAAGAAAATCTTGTCTTGAAGAAAGAATTGTTGGGTAATCAAACCTTGAACAAGAAATTTAACTTCCGTACAAATGTCGAATAACATAAATGCATTACAGGATCGGTTAGATGATCTGGTTGAAGATATTAAGGCCGATACCGACTTAATTCTCGGTCAGATTGACATGGAGCAGTTAATCGCAGATCCCGAAAACTACATTCAGAATCTCGCGGAAGAGTTCGTACATCAACATGAATCTGAAATAGCCGATGGAATCAAAATCGGACGCAAGTTCGCCAGACAGGTACTGAAAGAGACAAAGCATGAAAATAGCGATCAAGATTGATCCCGGGCCGGCGCGTAATTACCTGAAGGCAACAGAAGCGCGAATTAAGCGTGGTCTGCCGGGTTTGGTCAACCGATCGGCGCAGGCGATTAAGAGCGATATATCGAAAGGGATTCGGCAGGGAATAGATATTCACGGCCAGCCATTCACACCACTTAGCCCATCCACTATTCACAGTAAGCGCGCCAGAGGTAATCGTTATCCACGCAGAGCGCTCTTTGCCGCCGGGACGATGCAGAATGTCTATTTAGCCGAAAGAGCCACTCCTGGTAAACTTAGAGCACGTCTGATCATGCCGTTATCCAGACAACAGATCGGGCAATATCACAACGAAGGTACAGGACCGTACACAATTACGCCAAAATCAAAGGCGGAAATCCGCAAGGTGTTAATGAGTGACATGAAACTCTATGACTGCGACACGGCCGACCGGGGGAGAAAATATTTTGCCCGAATCGTGCACCATCCGGGATTGCCTAAACGTGAATGGTTTGGTATATCTGAGCGCGTAAAATCGGTAATTTTTAGATTGCAAGAACAGTTCTTCCAACGTATAATAAGAGAGTCATGAAGGTCAATAAAGATAAGATCGAAATCTCTATCGGCGAAGGTATCGAATTCACCACTCAGCAATTTCTTATCGAACTACGCAAAGCCGTTACGTCGATGACTAACGCCGGAATGATTACCGAGGAGATCAAGGCGGTACTGAATAAACATTCCGAGGATGGTACAGGACCATTCGGCGTCTTTAAGAGAGGTCTGAAATCGGTGGTATCAAACAATGTCAACGAGGCCGCAAATCAGGCCGCTAATGCTGAATATAAAAACGCTGGTGTGAAAGAATATCGCTGGGTCACGGTATCGGAACATCCGTGTCCGGATTGCGCTGAAAGACATGGACAGGTTGAAACGATGGAAGACTGGGAACTGATCGGACTCCCAAAATCCGGATTCTCGGTCTGTCAGGAAAATTGTAAGTGTCGACTGGTACCGGTTGATTATACCGGTAAGGATCTCGATCAACCGATAATCCGAAAGGCAAAATCTCCAAAAGGACAGGCTTATGCGAGTTACAGAGAGGTCAATATTACCGATTATGTCAACGGGGCTAAAGAATCTCTGGTAACGGAAGAAATTGTTAAAGTGAAAGCCAAAAGTCACCCGACCTTTGCCGGAGATATGACCTACTCTGAACGGGTGGACTGGGTGAGAGAAAATCCGGATGCTGTCTATTTTCGCCTTCACAAAGGCAGGAAACAGGTGGCGTTTGTTCGTGATGATTATTACGTATTCAGTGAAGACGGCAAGTTCAAAACGGCTTATATTCCAGACGCAAAAAATATAGAAATGTACCGTAATAATCGACGATATAAATGGATCAGGATTCCGGAGGGAAAATGGAAGACGATAAAATAGCACGGATACTTGAGAAATACAGACAAAAGAGTATATCCTTAACGTCAGACGATTTGCGGCAAGAATGGGAAGATAGCGATTACTTGGATATGCTATTTTTCCGTCAACAATTAGACGAAGCCGAACTTACACCTGAACAGCGTATCATACTGGCTGAATCAGATTTACGAATCGCCGAAAAAATGCCTGCGGATGTTCTTGACGAATACATAAGCGAAGAAAGAAGTTTGCCGATCCGGGAATGGTGGAGCAAATGAAAGCTGCAATCAATATCTGTGGTGTCGACTTCGAGGTCAAGCCGATTGAACCAAACACCCGC